ACATCTATAGACTAGATGATGATGATCTATTAGCCCCTAATGCAATCAGTGATGCTACAATGGGAATAGTATTAAACAGTGGATATGAAATCTATAGAAGCAAAGACCATTATTTCTTTGTAGACAACAAGTTCCAGAAGATGAGTTCCAACATAAACAATGGAAACATCTATACTAAGAGTTACTTGGATAGAATCACATGGCCTGATAAATCAGGAGATGAAGATGCTGACATTACATTTGCACACCATGCTAAAATATATGAAGGCATACCTACAACAATGATATATAGATGGGGCATGGGTACATTGCACATCTCTGGCATGGGCATACAACCTAATGAAATAATATTAGCCCAAGCAGACAAAGTCTTAGATGATACAACAGGAACAATCCATCTTAACCCACATTTTAAAGAAGACTATTATGGACAGATTAACTGAGATAGCAAATAGAATAGGAACAGATAAAGGAACCATGGACTATGGTCATCATTACACTGTTCTATATCACGAACTGTTGGACAAGCTGTCTAAAAAACATGTAAAGATGTTAGAGATAGGTGTAGCAGATCCTAGGTTCCCTGGAGCATCTCTTAAGATGTGGAATGAATACTTTCCTGATATTGAACTTATAGGATATGATATTAATCCAGATGCAAAACAATTTGAAAAAGAAAATGTATCTGTATATATTGGAGATCAAAACAATCCTGCACATCTAGAGGAGTGTGTAAAAACTTATGGAGGAGATTTTGATATAATTGTAGACGATGGTTCTCACTATGGTGAACATATAGTTACAAGCTTCAAGACTTTATATCCATATCTAAAAGAAGGTGGGATATACATCATTGAAGATTTACATGCTGCACAGCTAGATGAAAATAAAATGATTGAAGAAATAAAAGCACTAAACTATGAGTCAAAAGAATTCTATCAAACACATCACAATAAACTTCTAATTATAGTTAAATAGAAAAAGCCTCCCTTAAAAAGGAGGCTTTCTTTTTTACTTATTGCTTTCTTCTAAGCACTTAGGACAACCTTCATTGCCCATAACTACTATTTCATGAATAGGGCAAATTACTTTGACAATCTCTTTTGTTTCAGGGGCCACATCTTACTTTTTAATCTAAGTTTTGTATCAGCTTCCTTCATATAATTACCATTAATTGGTTTAGGAGGAGCCACTTTAGGAGCAGGTCTTGGTTTACCAGAACCTTTAGCCTTACCTGATGTCATTGATTTAGCCATATTTATTAATTTTAGCAACCATATTTACATTTACCCATAGACTTACCATAATTAGCTTTTACTAAGCCTACAGCTTTTGTAGCTTTACCTTTAGTATTTTTACCAATTACACCTTTGTAAGAACCTAATTGTGAAGATACAGTGCCACCATTCTTCTTTTTAGAAACAGCTTTTTTATTTAACTTATCAAAAGAAGGTACTTTATCAAAACTTTTCTTGTCAAAGTTCATTCCCATTGGTCTTGATTTCTTAGTCGAATCACTAGGTGCAATGTAGTTCTTACCAAGAACAGAAGCTTTGTCTAAAGCTTTAGCCATCTTATCAGTATGATCACCAAACCCTTTAACTTTTTTACCAGCTTGTGCTTTCTTTGTTACACCGCCATTTTTTTGCGAGTACATGTTTAACTTTCTAGGAACACCTATACGTTTCTCAACAGCACCTTCAATAGAATCAGCTTTTGCTTTATTGGATTTTCTTTCTTCTACTAATCCTTTTAATCCTTTTGAACCTAATTTAGGAAATGCTGAACGTAATGAATCTGCAGTTTTAAAAGAACTTTTAGTATAGGCTGCATCTTCTTTTGCATTAACAGCTGATTTTTTTGAAGCCTTCTTGTACGAATCTAGTGCTGTACCAGCTTGAGCTTTTTTCATCTTTGCCATTTTATTTCTTTTTAATAGATTTTTTAATTTTTTTAATAGCGATAGCTTTAGCAGCTTGTTTCTTAAGGGCAGCACCATTTTTAATAACACCACGTCCTTTAAGAATGTCAGCTTTGGTAATCTTACCATCTTTATTTAAATCAGGGAAAGAACCACCAGACTTGGCTTTTTTAGTTTTACCACCATTTTTATTCTTTCCATATCTTCTTTCAAAATCTTCTTTCTTCATGTAAGTGGTATCTTTACCATCAATTACAGCATATTTCTTAAGACCTTGACCTGGCTTAGGAGGCATAGATGGTGTGTCTACACGAGGTTTGATTTTACCTGCAGTGATGTCATTGATTGTTTGCATCATCTCACCTTTGTTGAACATTTTAGTACTGTCTAAAGCTTTTCTTTTCTTCAACAGTTCTGCAACTCTAGGATCCATTGTTGCACCACTTTGGGCTTTTTTCACCTTCTTACCATATTTAGCTTCAGGAGCATTCTTAGCAGCTCTCTTTTCAACTCTAGCTTCTTTGCGTTCAGCACGAGCAGCTTGTCTTGCTTCTTTGCGATACATACGATCAGAACTGCCTTCTCCAGCAGCTTGTTTGTACATCTTTATTCTTGTACCAGATCCAGTGGTAGAAAGACAACCACCCCTTTGGTATTTTTTAACCTTTGCCATTTTAATTATTTTAGTTTATGTTTAGCAATTCCATTTACGAAGCAATATAATTATTATATTCTTGAATGTCTGATTCTTCTTTGCTATTAGCTAGTAAATATATTCTAGCAAACTCTAAAAGATTAGGATCATCTCTAAAATGACCAAGACCTTTATTACAATGATTGCAAAGCATTCCTCTTATTGTGTTTGTTTTGTGACAGTGATCTACAACTAAGTCTTCTTCTGAACCACAAATTACACATTCTTTTACAGTTTCTATGATTTCTTTTAAGTCTTTGTCAGAAATCATTGATCTATATAGTCCTCTTCTTGTTTCGCTTCTATAAGAAGATCTACATTCTTTGCACCAACTATCAAAACCAGATTTAGTTTTATTATGTAAAGGAAAATACTCTTTAGTTAGAGGTTTTTCTATTTTACACTTAGTGCATTTTTTATTTAGCAGTTCCATTTTCTTAAAGCTAGTGCTTTTCTTGTAGGTTTACCATTAGGTTTTTTCATTGGTCCTTTTACACCTGACATACGAGCACAAAAGCTTTTTCTTCTTTTAGCAGGTTTACTATCAGGATCTAATTTAGAGGGTTTAGTTGTTACAGCTGTCTTAAGTTTGCTGCCTGGGTTAGCACGTCTATAACTTGCTACACCTTTAGCGTTAAGACCACCAGCTTCTGACTTACCTTCTTTGCGTTGCCATGCTGGTGTAGAACCACCATTTTTCAATGACGTACCATCTTTCTTTATAAGATGGCCATTTGGTACAGGTGTAATAGCACCTTTGATGGCTGGAAGTGTATCCCCATTTCTAAGAACACGTTTGCCAACATAAGCTTCTGCTTTCTGTGGATTGTATACTTTAGTCTTAGGAATTCTAGCCATGTTATTTACCTTTACGAGCTCTGCCCATTGCTTTGAATGTCTTAGCCAAAGCTTTGCGCTTAGGAGTGCATGTAGCTTTGGTCATTGGAGTACAGTATCCTTTATGAGCTGGGTTAACAGCTTTCTGAATCCATTTACCATCTTTAGCTTTAGCAGGAGATTTACTTATTTCACTAGCAGCTTGTTTTGCTGATGCTTTAGCTGCATTAGTTAATGCCTCTTTTTTATGAAGGTCGTACTGTTTTGCAGCTTTAATTGCTTTCTTTACTGTTCCCATCTTACTTCTTTTTAGATTTCAACTTGGGAGCCATCTCACCACTGCGTTTTTCTATTAGTTCAGATTCACGCTTTAGAGCAGCTTTTCTGAAACTTCCAGGGTTGATTTCTTTATGTGCAGGTGTTTTCTTATCTAAGCCATAAGACTTTTCAGAACGTCCCATCTTACCACCATTTTTCATAGCAGTAGCACCAAGTTCTTTATCTTTCTTTAAAGATGGTGTCATTCTAGCACTAGCTAATGTGTTCTCTTGAACTTTAGTCCAAGCACCTAGTGGATCTACAGGACCTACACGCTTATCAGAAGCTTTTAGTCCTGACATGCTACCCATAGCAGCTTTTTTAATCTTTGCCATTATTTTTTAGATTTTAATATGTTTCCAAGTTTTACCTCTATGAATATCTTTTATAGAGTGATAACTCAGTTCAAGTTTGTCTGCCACCTGTTTAGGAAGAAGACCGTTTGCTAGTTCTTTTTTAATATCAACTACTTGTTCCTCTGTAAGTTTAGCCATTTTATGAGAGGACCCAGTTTTCCAGTTCTTTGATAGGTTCTCTAGGTGTTTATTCCTATAAGCTTCATCTTTCCAGTTTTCCTTTTGAATAGCTGACTTCTTAAGCTTCACTTCTTCTGTTCTTTTTATTCCAAGATTGCTTCCAGCAACTTTAGCAACATTATAATGTGGCTTTAAGTTGTCTATATATTCCTGTTCAATTTTAAGAACTTCTTCTGTAAGACACTCACAAACAATTTCAAACTTAAAGTTGTCTTCTCCATGTTTATTAACTGCTCTGATTAGTTTTACACAACTATTCTTACCAGTTCTAATGTGATTTATATGAGTGTAATACCTTTTTATCAGGTTGTTTGTACTTCCTATATAAAACTTACCATCAACCTCATTAGTAATCTTGTAAATAACTCCTCCTTTTTGTTTCTCAGAGAAGTATTTCTGTTTACTTTCATTACTAATGGCTATTATCATTTTCCTTTAGCTTTGATCTTTTTCTCTTGAGATAACATGGCTTTACTAGGAGCCTTAGGCTTAGCACCAGTTGCTTTATTTTTAGCAGCTTTGCTCCTCAAGTTATCCCACAAACCACGTTGTGAAACAGAACCATCTGCACGCTTTATCATAGTCTTACCACCATTTTTTTGGTAACCTTGTTGTTTATCTATTATACCCTTTTTTGATTGCTTAGCACCTTTAGAAATTTGTGTTGACTTTGAGCCAGCTGTGTTATAAAAGGATTGTCTAGCATCTGAAAATCTTTCTGAGAAAGGTCTTTTCTCTCTAGGTTCTATAGGAAGTTCATTACGTTTTTCTGGTAATCCTGCAGCTTTACGTTGTGCATTTCTTTCTGCATAAATAGCATCTCTTTCTGCAGCAGGTGTTTTAGGGTATACTTTTTTTGAACCACTAACAATAGCTGCGTCTTGAGAAGCTCTTTTTGTACCTATGCTATGGAGTTTTTTTTGCAGAGTATTTTCTGCAGTAGCACCCATATACTTAGCTAATAAAGTGCTTTTTGCTGCTCCTTTAGCTGCAGTTTTAGCAGTAGATTTAGCAGCAGCTTTAGCTAGAAAACCAAACTGAGCTTTTTTGATTACCTTTTTCATTATAATGTACCTTTAGGAGATTCTTCAACTTCTTTAACAATGCCTGATTCTACACCTCTAGCTAGAACAGCTTCAACAGCACCTGCTGCTCTGTCTGCTAAGAAGATAGCGTGTGCTTCTGGGGTATTTGTAATAGCACGTAAAGCATTTAATATTACACCAAACTCTCCTCCAGAGATGGTAAAGTTATGTTCCATTGACCATGTATATTTCTTACTAGGGTCATAACTTGGGGCTTCATTAGCCACGTCTACTTGGTTGATTTCTTCTGACATAGTTGTAATTTTTTTTAAATACAAAGATATGTATTTATTATGAATTCTCCAAATTTATTT